TCGGCTTGATATCTCGTTAGCTTGTTCTCCATCATCTCCCGAATCAAATAATCCTTCGAACTCTTTATCCAATTTCTGTAAACTTGATAAAAAAAAACCACGCTTCCGAGGACTTGCGTTATTGGAGCTTCTAAAATATCCTGTGAGTACTCTTCGTGCCGACTTGCATCATACTTATCTACTTTCCAACCGAACAAGGTTCTTTTCATCGGCATAACCATACAAGCAGCTATCCTATGAAGGTTAGCGTTTACATCTTTACCGAAGTGTTTTGTTTCTATGTAACGAGCCGCAGGAATCTTTCTAACATCGTAGATACACTTGTAACGCTTTCCTTTGAGTTTTATAAACCTTTCGGGTTGTGGCTTGATTTCTTCGTGGATAAAAGAAATAGCCTTTAAAAGAGGCTGCAAATCGCTTACAGGCAAAGAATCTATTTCGTGTTCCGTTAAGCCGGTACAAATAGAAGCAGCACTTATTGCCAAATCTAAATCGGTAACATCTTTACTTTTTAAGAAAAGGTCATTAAGTTGTTGCCATTGAAATACGTTAAGGTCTTTCCAAGTCATACCCTTAAATAGAAAAACCCTTTCGTTTGTTCAAGCGAATGAATACTTCCCTTGTCCTGTGTTTCTTGTGTAGTGTTGCCAAGCTAAAGCAAGAGCCATTACGCAGTCATCGTGAAATCCTTGCGGTGCAGAATATCTTACCCCTGTAGCGGTGTATTGATACTCAAAGATTTCCAACTCTTCAGTTATGTGTCCTTGTGGGAAGGTTATCTTTCTTTGTTGAATAGCCGAAGCCAGACCTTCCATTAATTGTTGCTTACTTGTTGATGTAAACCTAAACCCACTTACCGGTAAGCCATCCCTTTGTAAGTCCTCGAAGATTGGGTCTCCCGCCCCTGTTGAATCTATTAACATCGGAACTTTAGGTAAGTTATTTATTACTTGTTTGGTTTGTCTCCAATCCTTTTGAAACCTATCAAAGTAACAAACAGAGCCATTTTTATCCAAGCCTATGATTACGGTAAAGTCAACCGACTTCGCCAAATCAATCCCAAACGCAATAGGAGCCTCGTGGCTGACCTCAAACGTGCATTGCTTGATATAACTACTCCCGAAAGGATTAGCCGCATTTTCAGCAGGATTAGCCATATACTCCTGCTCAAAGACAACTTCGGGGAGTTGAAGCCTTGCATCATCAATCTCGGTTTTGTCTATATGGGGGTTATCGTAGGTAGTAAACTTGAAGGATTGCCAATCGGGTTCGCCAGATTTAAGGAATAAAGAGTAAAAGAAGTTCTTGCCTTTTGGTGTTGAGATAAACAAGGCTCTTCCTTTGTAGTCGGTTAGGGTAGGTCGGATAGAGTTAAGCCATCCATTTTCAAGGTCTGGAATAAACGAGGCTTCATCTATAACCCCGAAGTGGAACTTCCTACCTCGTAGGTTATCTAATCGTTCTCCGGTAAAAAAATAAACCGCTCCCCCGTTTGGGAATTTTATGGATAGTTCTGATTTGTTAGATTCAAAGGGAACTGCTTTGGCTAATTGGTCAAAAAAGACCCTTGCAAGATTGTAAGTAGGGGTAACGTAGAATACTTGTTTACCTTGTAAAGCATTGACTATTATTTCTATTTGAGATAGTTCCGACTTACCAAACCTTCGCCCTGCAAGTACAACCCTAAACCTTGATTGAGAATCAATAATGGCTTGTTGGTTAATATGTGGAGTAGGTAACTCAATCCTCATAGAATGGTTTTCCCATTAACGAATACGACTTCAATCTTTGAATCAGAGCTAACTTGTTGCGTTTCTTTCGGTTTTCCGTAAACCCTTGTAAGTAAGGTTTCTACCGAATACAAAGAGCCTTTCTCTAAACTTTTACGCATAGCATTGGCGATTGTTTTTTCCAAGATTGTAGCCTTCGGGTTATCCCAAACCTCTTTTAAATCATCCAAATCCATCTGAAGCATTACTTGTATTGTGTCATTGATTTCGCTTAACTTGTACCCTTGTTCCCTTAATAGGGTAACATACTTCTTCGGTCTGCCATTAGGGTTTGCTACCTCTCCTTTTTTAAAAGGCTTTAAGTTTTGATTGTTAGCCATTTCTCTCTATTATCTCACTATTTTGAGCGATAGGGTGGTACTGCCCCCCTTCTTTCAACTGGAATGTTGAACGCATTACTTTTATGCTTCTATCGCTTGTTTCTTTGGATAAGGTTTTGCTAATTTATTACAGATAGATAGCAAATTCTTATCTAAAGGATAAATATATTTTCTTTTACCTGCTAATTTTCTTTTTATTTCTCCCTTTCCGTGTCTTGAATGTACCCATTTACCATTAATTAAAAACTCATATCCACTACTTTCACTTTCATTAATAAAATACCAATTTGTGGCTTGATAGATAGTTCCATAATGGTTTTGTCCTTTATCACTATAAGAAACTAAAAGTTTAACAGTAGGGCAATCTTTTTTTATTAATTTCATTGATATAGCTAATGCTTTAGAGGTTATTTCTTGTTTTGAATTTAATGCGACTCTTCGTAATTCTAAAACCTTTCCATTTTGTAAAGAAAATTCTGGAACTATATTTGGAGTAGCAGGATACCCAAATATAATGACTCCACAAAATTCAGAGTTATCATTGAAAACAGAGTAAGAAATATTTGCACCAGTAGGAATTCTTTTTGCGTAATGAAAATTCATACAAGCGTAAACAATGGCTTTTCTTGATGCTTTCTCTAATCTCATATTTCTCCGGCTGATATTGAAAAATAAGCTTTTGGATATTTTCTATCTATTAGTTCTCTAATATCTATTTCTGCTTGTTGTAGGTCTTCTACTGCTTCAAAAATGATTTTCATAGTAGGTGGTTTATTCTTTTCTTCTCCTATTAATTCATCATCCGAAGGAGCAATAGCAAACCCGGGTATATCCAACCCCCACTCTTCGAGTTTATCCGAATCCCAATTATTAGCAAGGTCGTTCCAATCCCATTCTCCGAAGCCTACGTTGTCTTTAATGATAAATTCTTTTTGTTGCTCTTCGGTTAACTCGGAAGCTTTAATGATGTGAACTTCTTTTAATCCAGCTTCTTGACAAGCCTTTAAACGCATATTCCCACCAAGTACAATCATTTCTTCGTTTACCACGATAGGTCTAATCTCAAGCATTTGCGGAAACTCTTGGATTGACTTAACGAGTTTTTTAAACTTTTCATCCTTAATAATTCTTGGATTATTAGGATTGGCTTTTACTTTCGAGATTGCTATTAGTTCAGATTTCATATTCGGATTGAAAGATTGTGTAATCGTTATTGTCTTGATATTTTTGAGTTTCTCTTGTCCATAAGTAATCACAGTTACTCAAGCCTTCATCTTTCATTTTTCTATAAGGGGTATCTTGTCCGACATCGTGACCTATGTGTTCAGACCTTAAATCGTGTAAGTAGTAATTAATGTGACCAGTCATCTTTAAGCGATAGGCATAATCCGAATCTTGCATTCCGTAAGGGTCATAAGCCTCGTTGAAATAACCAATTTTTTCTATTGCCGACATCGGTATTAAGACATTTCCAAAGGAAGCATCTTGGGGGTGTATTTGGATTCCGTTAATTGTTTGTAGGGGATTGATTCCTTCTACGCAATGTATTCCGCACATTCCAGTATTTGGAATATTTAAAGCTGCTTCTACCATTCTTAAAAGCCAATTATCGGGCATTAAAATATCGTTAGCCATTGTTACCACCGCATCAAAGGCTTTGCTTCTTGATATTCCATAGTTTAATGCTCTTGATATTCCTTTCATTCCTACTTGAGTAAAAGAAAAATCATACCCTGCGTTAGAGAAGTTTTTGTTTTTTACTTGCTCTGTAAAGGTGTGCCTTTCGTAATCTAAAAAAATTATATTAACGAGCATTGATTCCTAATTCTTTAACCGGAACTCCGGCATATTTATAATAGGGTTTTAAGATAGATTTCTTGCCTACAAAAGCCGATGCACCAATCATACAACCTTCTGGTACTCTTACCTTTTGATGTATGACCGCATTTAATCCAATGTTACAATACTTTTCAATGATTGAATGACCGCCTATTTTAGCACCACAACTTATCGTAACACCTTCAGCAAGGATAGCATCATGCCCAATATGACTATGTTTCTGAAGGTAACAATCGTTTCCTATAATCGTTCTTTGATGTGTTCCAGAATCAACAGTTACTAATCCGGTTAATCTCGCTCCGCTTAATATTGTAACCAATCCTTCGTAACCTTCGTGTCCTTTCCATTCAGCTGATGCACCAATAATACAATAAGGACCGATATAAACATTCGGTTCAATTATTACTCCCGGATAGATTATTGCGGTAGGATGAATAAACATTAGTTACTAACTTTTAAATATTCGATATCATCTACCTTGCCCACGATAATTTCGTTCCTTTCGATTGTGTTTATTAATTCCCTTATGAGCCTTGCCTTTTCTTCTCTTTCCGAAAGATATCTTTCCAATAGTTCCTGATTTAGCCATAACTCAACTACCATTCATTGATTGATATAATTGTTTTCTTTTTTCGTTTACTTTAAATAAACTAAAGTTTGCAACTGCCCATTCGAATAGTTCCAAACCCTTTTCCTGTCTATAAATAGCATCTTCCGTTACTTTTTTAATCTCCTTATACCAATCTCCTTGTTGATTAACTTGAATCATTGGCGAGTTTAAATAAGGCTCAACGTGACTACCGATAACAGGAATCTTCTTTGAAGCCGCCTCTAAAAGTTTTAGATTAGATTTCATTGAATTGAACTTGGTGGCTCTTAACGGAACAATAGAACAATCCGCATCGTTATAGAAGTTCATATACTCGGTTACAGGAAGAAACCTTCTTACATCTCCTAACTTTAAACCACAAGTAAAGTTTGAAATCATCCTATGCCATATTGCAGCAGAGCCTTCTCCAGAATCATCAAAGCCACAAAGTTGAAAATGAACCTTACTTCTCAAAGAAGAATCAGAAGCAACTTTTTTAAAAGGAAACTGAACTAACTTAATATCTTCTTCGTGTGTTATTGAACCTGTATAAACGAACTTAACTTTGTCCGAGTATTCTCTTACATCTGTAAATTGGTCATTACCATACGGAAGTGCGTTTGGTAGAATAGCGACATTTGAGTTTATAGGTCTAATCTCGTTCCATAACCTTTCGTTAGTACAAGTAACTAAATCGGCTTCTTTGATATGATTGATTATTTCTTGTGTTGGATAAACACTTTCCAAAATGTGCGACCTATCCAAAATCCAATAGTCGTCTATATCGCAAATCATTTTAAAGCCGTACTTGTTTCTCTTTTCTAAAAGAGTTTCTAATGGTGTACCCGCAACAAACCTATTAAATAAAACGATATCAAAGTTTTCTTCTAATACTTCATCCGTTAAAGTATCAGTAAAAAAAGCATACGTTTTCTCTAAATAGTAAATCGGTAGCATTAATCGGTGGTAACCAACTCCGCTTCCTTGTGTAGTTAAAACAAGTATTCTCATTTTTTTGGTCTGCCTCTTTTTTTCTTTACTTCTTCGATTGTGTTTTGGATAACCTCTGTTTGCACTTTCTGTTGTGCAACTTCAATAACGTTTTGAACATTAGGTTGTGCATTTTCGTAAAGAACGATTAATCTTTTAAGCATATCAAATACACACTCGCCGCACCAATAGGTAAGATGAAATTGTGCATCTAAATACTCACGATATATTCTTTCGTATTCGCCTAACACATCAAAGGGAATGTTACGAGTAAAACCGAGTTTTACCGATTCGAAATTAATAATGTGTTGTTTGCAATAATCAAGGTCTTTTTGGTTCATATAAATTATTTAAAAAGTTTTTAAAGAATGGTGAAATTACTCCCGCTCCGAACATTACGATAGTCATATCTGTAACCCAATTAGGCAACCAATACAAAGCTAACGCAGTCCAGGCGGTTAAACATAGGGTGCAGTTAAAAGGTTTAAAATCTAATTTCCATTTAAACGGAAAACGATTTTGAGTAATAAAGTAAAATGAAAAAAAGTTAGCAGCTAAAATAATTTCAATCAAGTTCATTGTTTCGTATTTTAAATTTTAGAAGTGTCTTTGCCTTTCGAATTGTTTTTAATAAAGAACGATAAGGAATCTTTGTTTCTCTTGAGATTGCTAAAAGGTTTTTATTGTGTGAATAGAGTTTCAAAAGTTCCGCTTCGTACCAATGCAAAACTTCCATTCCTTTCTCAAGTTTTGTAAGCAATGTTTCATCGTATTCATCTTTTGGTAATTCGTAAGTAACAGGAATCTCTTGGTACACCTGTCTAAACTTTCGATAGAAGTTACTTCGGTCTGACTTTGCCATATTGAGGATAGTTCGAACAATAAAATATTTTAAATACCCTTGTTCGTACATCATAAAAAGTTTATCCGTATCCATTTCGCAAAGGACAAGAAATACCTCTTGTTTAAGTTCATCTTGGAGTTCTATTGGTTGCATTTTACCGATAGCCTCATTGATGTCTTTTGAGTTATAAAGTTCCGTTATGATGTTTTCTTTATTCAGAAAATAACGTTTTTCGTTCCCCAATATAGTATACTTATTCTTATTCTTTTACTTATACTTCTTCTTCTTCTTTATCTTATAGCCTATCCAGTAGAGTATGGCATACCTACCCAATACCTATCAAATGGACATTTTAGGCTAAAATAATACCCATCCTAACTAATTGATTTACAAATGATAGCAATATTTTAAAAAAAAAGTTCAAAAAAAGTGAAAGAAATATTTGGTATGTATCGAAGAAGTGTATAATTTAGCATTATAAACAAAACAAAATGACAAACTTAACAATTGCAACAAATTTAATTGCTCAAGGCTACAAACATTTACAATTTAGAAATGGTGGTTGTATTCAAAGAAAAAAAACGACTAACGATTTAGGAAAAATCACTTTTTATGTAATAAAAAACGGAAAAGGAACTGGAAAAGCAACAAGTACTTTTTCAACATTAAAAGAATGTTTATTACATATAGAAGGCTACGGATGGGGAGATATTATAAGTTACAAATAAATAAAACAAGGGGTGCGACTTGATAACGCACATTTTAATCAACTAATAAAACCAAACAAAATGGATAAAATAACAAATTGGATTAGTCATAAACACCCAAATAATCCAAATTTTATGCAGGTAGTAAAATTTATGCATATTCAAACTAAAGAAGGAAAAAATACTTTGTATTGGGCTTTACAAGGAAATTCAACAAATGATACACATATAATTGCTGATATAACTTTAGAAGATGCAAAGGCAAAATTTATGGATATAGAAATTAATGAAATTACTTTTAATGACTGGTTAAAAAATAAAAATCAAATAAAATGAAACCACAAGCAAAACTCGGAATCGTTCTACTAATTGTAATGTATTTAGTAGGTTTACTTCAAGACATTAACTCACTTTAAAAACTAACCAAAATGAAAATCAGAATCCACACCTCCGCAGAAGCAGCAGAATTTTTATTACAAGAAAATAGATTATTCTCTGCACAATTCCATTCCGCAACTAACGATGGTAAAATTGCAATTGATGTAATGTTCCCACCTTCGGCAGATTCCGAAACTATCGCAATGGCTTTCTTTTTAGCAGGACAATCATTTACTTTAAAACAAGTAAAAAAAATCTACACCAATGAGAACAGTTTACCCACCCAAACCTTGTAAAGATTTCAACGAGTGGATTAATTATATCTATTCATTACTTAAAAGTCCGTCTCGTTGAGGACTCTAATCTGAAACGAAAAAGGGGAGGTAATCAAACGGGTTTTGGTCGAAAGCCTCCCCTAATTTTTAAAACTTACCACTATGAACCTCAAAGAAAAATTTGTCCACTACATAATCTTTGGTACATTAGCATACTCAATTTATATCACAGTTTGCATTTTATTTGAACTACATACACTATACAAAAAAATAAAACAATGGAACTAACCAAACCAAATGAAGCACTACAAGTAGCTTCCACACTCCAGACATTCGTTACAGAAAGAAAATTAACCGCCAATATTCAAGGCAAAAACTACCCACTTGTTGAGGCTTGGCAATTTGCCGGTTCTCAATTAGGACTGATTCCAGTTGTTAAAGAAGTCAAGAATCTTTCTACCGATACCGAGTTAAAATACGAAGCCTTTGTTGAGGTTATCCGCCTTACCGATGGAGTTGTACTTTCAAGAGGATATGCGGTTTGTTCTAACAAAGAAAACTCAAAGAGAAGATTTGACGAATATGCTATTGCTTCAATGGCACAAACCAGAGCGGTAGGTAAAGCCTACCGAAACATTCTTGCTTGGTTAATGAAAGCCGCAGGTTTTGAGGCTACTCCTGCCGAAGAAATGGATTTTGTAAAAGATTCGCCTACCGATGATGAAAAGTTAATTCTTATAGGTTTATTGAATCAAAGTGACTTAAATGAAACAGAATATCAATTAGCAATGGATGCAATAAATTCTTGCCAAGATTACAAAACTTATCAGAGAATATCTTATCGATTAGAATCAAGAGTTAAACCTATTGACCAGATACCTAACCCAAACCAAAAGGATATTAACAATCATCTTAAAAAATCAGTAAAATGAATATAGTTACTCAAACCGATTTAAGCCTATTTGAGACCTCGAAAACCGAAAGACAAGAGTTTGCTCAAGCCGTCATAAATAACGCAAAGGAAGGTCTCTTAAACCCTTTAAAGTTACATTTACAAGTTAAATGTTTAGAGGACTTAATAAAACAAATAACCTGCCACCCAAGTTATCGAGAATTAACTTTGGATGAAGCCTATAAATACGGAAAGTCATTTGAGCATTACAATGCCAAGTTTGAGATTAAAGAAATGGGGGTTAAGTATGATTATTCGGTTTGTAATGACCCGGTTTATAATAACCTTAAAATTGAGTTGGAAGCATTACAAGAAAAGATAAAAGCAAGAGAAATGGTTTTAAAATCTATTTCAAGTCAAGGTTTACAAACTTTGATTGAAGATGAAGTGGTAACTTTATACCCACCGAATAAAACATCGACTACTTCTATATCTGTAAATTTAAAATAATGACACGAACCGAAAACATTACTCTAACTGTCTTTAATCCAGAGACCGAAGAATACGAAGATATTAGGGCGAGAGTTGAATTTACTTTGTATGTAGGCAGGATTGAACCATTTGAGGCTGATGAATACGATTGGAATATTTTATGGATAGAAGGTTCGGATTGGGTAGATGAACAAGTAGTTGATAAAGCAATCGAAACTGATTTTGATATTAGAAGCATCTTTTACTAAACCCCTGTTATATGAAAGCAAAAACACCTTCGAACATTCAGAAAGAAGGCAATTCGTACAGAGTGCGAGTTCAAACCAACGGAATCCGAGTAAGTAAAAACTTTACTTCGCTCCGTAAGGCTTTGCAATTTAGAAAGCAGTTGCAAGGTTAATGGGTAAGCCGGTTGGTGTAATTGGTAACACCTTTACTTTGTAAAGAGATGGGAGTTCGAATCTCCCACCGGCTCCGAATCAAAATTTAAATTATGAAACTAAAAGTTTACAGAGAGGTCACGCTTGACCGCAAGTATTATTCTGTCTATGAATTAAAACAGGATTATGAAAGCCTTATTAAAGTTTTTTTGTTCGATTTGGCAAATGAAGATGAAGTTTATCAAACTGTAATTAAATTCGCCAAACATTTAGAACAAGAAGGATTACCAGACAAAAAAGAATTAATTTACGAATCAATCTAAACACAATGGAAAAAAAAATCTACTGCGGAAGCGGTAAGAAAAAGTCAGACACTTGGTTTAAGGCATTTATTAATTTAGATAAAGCCAAAGATTACATCCAAGAAATTAATGGAGTTAAAGGATTTAAAGTTGATATCAACGTAAAAGCAGAACCAGACCAATACGGAAAGGATGTCTCTATAACGATTGATACTTGGAAACCCGAAGAATCAAAGTATAAACCAGACCCAAAGTTTACACACGATAACACTCCACCCAATGACCTTCCGTTCTAATGGCTAAACTAACTCCCCTTCCGAAACTTTTAAAGAAGGCTCAAGACAAATTCAACGCTCATATCCGAGAGCGAGACAAAGAACTTGGTTGTATAAGTTGCGGTGGCGAAGTACAACAAGCAGGGCATTACTTTTCACAAGGTCAGCATTCTGCTTTAAGATTTGCTTTACCCCACGAAGTAGGATATTTTAATACCAACGGACAATGTATTCGCTGCAATATGTATTTATCTGGTAATTTAATTAAATACCGGCAAGGATTGGTTAAAAGGTATGGCGAAGAATTTGTTTTGAGATTGGAAGCAGAAGCCGAACAACGAACAAAGAAATGGTCAAGGGATGAATTAGAAATCATAATAGAAACCTACAAATGACACACGGCTCATTATTTAGCGGTATTGGAGGCTTTGATTTAGCAGCAGAATGGATGGGGTGGGAAAATAAGTTTCATTGTGAATTTGAAAAGGATAAACAAAAAGATTTAAAATTAAACTTTCCTAATAGTATTTGTTATGGAGATATCACAACAACAAACTTTACAATTCACAGAGGACAAATTGATATACTCACAGGGGGATTCCCTTGCCAAGACGCAAGTATTGCCAAACAACACGGTCAAGGTCAAACGGGGTTACAAGGTGGCAGAACAAGCCTCTTTTTTGAAATGTGCAGAGCAATCCGAGAAATCAAACCTAAATTTATTGTTGCCGAAAATGTCGCTAACATTCTTAAAACTAACGCAGGGAGAGATTTTACAAGAATACTCTCCGAATTATCCGCAATGGGGTATAATGCAGAATGGAGAGTTTGTCGTGCGTCAGAAATCGGTGCACCCCATCACCGTGCCAGGTTGTATTTGGTTGCTTACCCCAGTAGCATCAGATTGCAACAGACCGAAACTTTCTTTTCCTTTTTATACGAGGAGACATCATCGTTCTCCTGGAAGCCTTACGGAACAACTATACAGATTAGTAGGGGCGGTGAATGGATTAGTGAACCCCCAATTTTATGCTTGGCTAATGGGATACCCACTAAATTGGTTGCAAAAGAGTTACACGGATACGGAAATGCAATAGTACCTCAAATAGCTTTTAAAATATTCAAAGCAATAGAACAATATGAAACACTCTAATTCTTTTTACTACGATTTAGATTTTGGCGAGAAAGCCGAAGATTGGGTAAAAGAATTATTATCCGATGGAAGAAAGGTAGAAGTCAAGTTTGACCGAATGGCTCACTTAACAGGAAATCTATTTGTTGAAGTTTACTCAAGAGGAAAAGCGTCGGGGATATCCACTACAAAAGCCAATTATTGGATATTTAAAATTAAAGAAAAAGATTACACTTTAATTGTTAGTACTAAAAAATTAAAAGAACTTTGTCGCATTGTTTACCAATTAGATGGCTTTGTTAAAGGTGGCGATAACAATACTTCCGATGGACTTCTAATACCAATTAAATTAATACTATGAATAATCACGAACAAGCAAACAAACTAATACAAATGATTTGTGAGGAATACGGAATCACAATGAAAGATTTAAAGAAAAAGAAATCTGGTTTTCCAAATAAAGCAGTATCAAGAAAAGGTAAAGATGTAAGTTTAGCCTCTGTAAGACAAGCACTCTCTTATTTTATCTTTATGCACTTTCCGTTAAGAATAAAAGAAGTAGCTTCAATGGTTGGCTATTCTGACCATTCTCCTTTATCTTGCCAACGAAAGACAATCGAATATTATATCAAGACAAAGGACTTTTATTTTTATCCTTACTACGAAAAAGTAAAAGAGTATGCCGAGTTAATCGGTATCAATACTGAAGTTAGAAGATTAATATTACACGAAACACCTTTTGTTAGATATGAAAGCGATGTTGATTTTTTAAGTAATTTAAAATACTATGAAAATGCCGAAACGATTCGTTGATACTGATATTTGGGAGAAAGAATGGTTTATGTCATGCACACCAACCGAGAAATGTTTAGTTAAATATGTAAGAGATAAATGCGACCTTGCCGGTATCTGGAAGCCTAACTTCACATTAGCGACTTATGTAATAGGAAGCAAAGTAGATGAAGAAATGCTTTTAAACATTGACAACGGAAACCAATTCCAAAAGTTATCAGATGGCAAAATATTATGTATTGACTTTGTAAAATTTCAATACGGAACAGAGTTAAACCCATCAAGTCCTATACATAGAAAAGTTATAGATTTGCTTTCTAAATACGATGTAGATTATCAAACAAAAGAAGTACAAGGGAAAGGATTTAATAAGCCAACGGAAGAACAAGTAAAGGAAGAGATGTTAAATAAGTGGGATGATAAAACCGCCTCGTATCAAGCTAAACGATTTATTGATTACTATGAAAGTGTTGGATGGTTTGTAGGTAAAAATAAAATGAAATCTTGGAGACACTCTGTAAGCGGATGGATAGCACGAACAAAAATTGAACCATCAACAGAATCAATCAAACAAAAACTTGCTATATTAGGAAACAAAAAATTATCTGAACTATGACACCAAAAGAAGATGCAAAATTTTTATTGGACTACGCAAAGGATAAATTATCTTTTAACAAAAAGCAAGCAAAATTATTTTCAAATTTGTATGTTGTAACTAAATTATTAAAGTTAAAAGACCAAACAAGAATTAAACATTGGATTAAAGTTAAAACGGAAATTGACACTATATGAATCCTGCATTTGAATATTTAAGAAGATTTAAAAAGGTCTCTGATGAATCGGAAGAACTTGTAATGAAGGTTGTTAAAAAGCGTTACCCAGAAATATCTTTGAACGAACTTGTAAATATATTTGAGCAAGGTATTACAGGAGATTTTGGTAAGGTTTATTCAGCCGACCCCGAAACACTTTTAGATTGGGTAAGGACTTACACAAATAGAAAAGGCAATCAACGCTCCTACTACGAAACCCCGATACTAACTCCAGACGTTACTATTTATGACCAACGCTATCCCGAAAAGCAAGAAGATTGGAATAAAGAAGTAAACAAAGGTTATACCGCTTATTTAAACGGAGTATCTACAAAGGAAATGCACCCACATATCTACGATAGGTTAATGGTAGATGGTAAAATACAAATGAATGCTTATCTAAAATACTACAAGGACAAAGTAGATGAAGCCAAGCAAATGATTCTTAATGATTACTTTCAAGAACAAAAAAGAAAAGGCTTTACTTATATTTATTTTATAAAGAATGAAAAATGAGTTGGGAAGAATTATCAATCAAAGAACGGCACGATTTATTTAATGAGATAGTTAATAACTCGTTTGTTGAATTGAGTTTAACCTATGCAAGAGAATACGAAAAAAACCCTCGTAATTTTATTAATTGCTACATAAAGCACAAAGGAGTGCGAATGTGTTGTAATTGGATTGTTTTCACTTATAAATACATTGGAGCATTTGATGAATGTAAACAAATGGGAAAGGACTTTACTGATTGGGCAAATAGGCAAAATGTAAAGGATGACCAAAAGAAACCACTCGCTGAACTGATGTTAGTAATATATTCAATACTAAAAAAATGAAAAGATATATTTCTTTTTCTGGCGGTGTTGAATCAACTACAATGTGTTTATTATATGGGAAAGGAGCATCAGCTATTTGGGTAGATACTGGAGCAGAACATAAAGAAATGTATGAGCGAATTGATTACACAGAGCAAAAACTAAAAGAGTATCATAAAGGAGATTTTGAATTAATAAGGTTAAAAGCGGAAGCCAAATATAAAGGCGAGTATTATGATAGTTTAGAAGATTATATTATTGCCATTAAGTTTATGCCTTCCCAACAAAGAAGATTCTGTACCATTGAATTTAAAATTAAGCCAATAGACAATTTTCTAAAAGATGATTGTGAATTGTTAATCGGGTTTAATTATGATGAACAAGGGAGAACAGGAAATTTGGAACAAAAGACCAATATTAAATATAGATACCCTTTAATTGAAGATGGATTAACCAGAGATGATTGCGAAGATATTTTAAAGGTAAATAACTTGCACCCCAAGTTTCCTGTTTATATGTTAAGGGGTGGGTGCAGAATGTGTTTCTTTAAATCAGAAAAAGAGTACAGAGCAATGTATCATTTAAATAGAGATGAATTTGAAGAAGTAATGAAATTCGAAGAAACGATACAAGACCAAAGGCAAAAGTTCTATTCAATTATGGGGAATGGGAAAAGCCTTCGCCAATTATCCGAAGAATGTAAAAATGAATTATTTGAAACTAAAACTTTATATGATGACTATAAAAAAGAAGGAAAATCTTGTGGAGCATTTTGCCGAAGATAAAGAAAAACAACCTGCAAAAAAGCAAACTAATATTTATTTAAACCCAGAAAGTTTCTATAACTTGTTTATAGGTAGAGAAAATTGGAAAGATATTTATTTCAAGAAAACTATTGTATCAAGAAAATCATTTTAATTCTACCAACCGAAAACCCATCTGCCAAAGGAAACGAGCAGTTTTAGATGATTCCTTTCTCACTTTACTCTCTGACCAATCTGGATGCTTTAAATGGAAATGCTCGTGCAAGAGATATAACAAATATCTATAACCTCGTAACCTTTCATCGATTTCCATTTTGTTTTCATCGGTGTAGGCTATTCCGTAGGCTTGTTCTTTGCCTAACTTTCTATGTACTACTTGGTGTATCTTCTTCTCCATAAAAATTAGCGGTATAGATTTCTTTTACTCCGATATGAATAATATAAAGAGCCATCAGTTTTATCTGTCTGTAAATCTCTTTTTCCTCTTCATCCATCATTCCATAATCAAATTCACTCAAAGCATTTAGAGCATTTGTACACGCAGCAATATCTTCGTGCGGTGTTAAGTTCAACGGCAATTCAACTGTCTCTTCCATTAGTAATCTGTTTTAATACGAGGAATTCCCTTCCTACGAGAGAACTCAATAATATCTTTTTCTATCTCTGCTCTTGATTGCTTTCGGTATTTATCACAAAGCGGTTCGAGTATCTGAAGCCTCTCCACCGGTGTTAATACTTTCACTAATTCTTGAATTTGCTTCTTGATAATCGGGAAATCTTTGTGTGTCATAATCGTTTTGAATTTTTTGTAAATATAGTAAACCATCCATTAATTCCTCTTTAAAATGTTGCAACCATTCAGAAAAATTTAAATCGGTTCTATCCATCGTAGTTCCGTACTTTTTAAATCCGCTTTCCTCTCGGCTCTGAAACTCTGAAATTAATTGATTAAGTAGGTTGCTCATTTGATTGTTTTATCGTGATATCTTCCGCAATCAGTACACTTATATTGTGCTTTCTTCGTTCCAGAAGCCATTACTCTTATTCTCTGCCTGTTTATTTTACTACTACCACATTCTGGGCAAGAACCCCTATCATCGTTTTTAATCACTCCAAAATGCGTTCTAATCGTATCGTGAGCCTTTAATTTTTGATGTACCCTTTCAAGAATTAAAACATCTTGCATACAATAACGAATCATTTTCTTCATCGAAGTTTCGAAGTTTTTTAGTACGATATCCTTCCACAAAGAATAATCCGTTTTAATCTTTGCCCCTACCCCTAAAAACTTGGCTATGTAATCAAGTTTATTAGAGTTGAACTTAAATTTATTTTTAGAGATTTTGTAAGTATCGATAGTTGTGTAAATAGGAAACATATCGATATTATGAAAGAGGCACCTTGTTCTAATCCAAGGCAAATCGAACATATCAGAGTTATGCCCTACAAGTTCGTGAGCGTCGTTAGCGACTTTGATAAACTCTTTTAGTAAAGTTTTGTCGCATTGGTTTTTATCCCATCTTAAAAAGTGAACTTTCTTCTCGCCTTCCCACTTATAGCAAATGCAAATTATTGCTCGTTCTTTTACTATATTTTCCGTTCCAATGTTTAGTTTGTAACCGGCTTCCCAAAACATTCCGATATTAGGTGAAACTTCGATGTCGAAGTATAATCGTTTTCGCATATAGGTAGGTAGATTGGTGTCATTATTTTACCAACTCGAAGTGCATACTATCGTAATTTTTAATTTTTCCGTAATTTACAAAGCCGTATTTTTCGAAGATTCCGAGCATTGGCTCGTACTCTGGTTTCGAAAATTGACTATTTGCCCAATTAGTTTTTAATCCGTTTCTTGCTGGGTCAAGGTCTATCGCTATCCCCCAAGCGTGGCGGCTCCACTTTGTTTTGCTTCCTCGCATTGTTCTAACATTAACACAACCACCAAAAATATCTATGCCTAACTTTTGCAGTTCAGCAAGTCCGTAGTGAGTTAATAAGTCATTAAAAACTGATAGAAAACGATGCTCCGCGAGTTCGTGGCATTGCATTTTATGTACTTGAGTTTTTAAGTCCCAAGCTATCCGCATCGGGTACGGAAGTGGCATTATTGTAAAATTATCGGGGTTTCCGGGAGTGCCGTACTTGGCGATTATTTGAGCATCGGTAAGTGCCATTTGATTAGGTTAATTATAGGTTTGCGGATTAGATATAAAGAAATAGCGATTAAAAGCCAAATAAGCCAATTTAAGCGACTTTTAGCCTTGTGTTGGTATTCTTGTGTCTTTTCAATTTGAACGGCTAATTTCGCCTCTAATTGCCTAATACGAGAATAGTCGGTTACTACCTTTTCAATAGTATCTCGGATAGTAATGGTTTTTACTATCTTTTTAGTAAGTGGTATTGTAAGTGTGTCGGTTTTTAAAAGGGTTTTTAGAATCTCCCTTTTTTCGATAATCGTATCGTAAGTTATCGTGGTATCGGATTGCGTTTTAATAATAGTATCATTAACGCAGTACCCCGAACTTATAACCACTTCGGCTACCTTATCAAGTTTCTCTTTGTCTTTTAAAACTTGCTTTACCGGATTACACCCCAGAAGAAGGAGTATCAGTAGGAGTTTCTTCATCTTTAAAAAAGTTTGATATAAACTTACCCACAACGGCAATAACCATAATAATCGTACCGGCTAACGGATGACCATTCAAAATAACAATAGAAGCTCC